CGGATGCTTCCAAGCGGCTATGGCGTATTGAGGGGGCAGGGATGAGCCGCAAAGCGAAGACAGACAGAGTCCCGAGAACTCGCGCCGGTGGCGAGTGGACTGAAGCCGCCTTCTGGGGGTTCATCCGCTCGGGACTTCGTCAGTTATCACGTCGATGGCCTCCGTTAGTTCGTCATGCACTGGAGCGAGTGAAACGCAAAAGCCAGAGCGACAACAAAAGGCTGAAGTGGGAATTTTTATGCGAACGTTGCGACCAATGGTTCGCACGAAAAGAAGTCGAGGTTGACCACATCGAGCCATGTGGCTCACTGAAATCATTTGCCGATCTGAGCGTGTTTGCCGATCGGCTGTTCTGCGAATCGGATGGTTTGAGAGTGTTGTGTTCTGAATGTCATTTGAAACGGAAAGAAGAGAAATGAAGATCTTGAAAGGTAAACAGGGCGGACCACGTCGCGTCCTGTTTCATGGGACGAACTTTATCGGAAAGACAACGTTTGCTTCGCAGGCATTCGGCGGGGCACTGTTGGCGAATCTCGAAGACGATCGAGACGTGGACATGGATAAGACTCCGCCGATTCGAACGTGGGATGAGTGGCAGGAATTTTGGTTGCATTGCGACACGACGGCGGCGAAAGGTGAATTCCCTTATCGCTGGATTGCAATTGATACCATCGACGCTTTGCAGCGGATCATCGAAAAGCAGATCTGCAAAGAAAAGAACGTTGAATCGATGGCTGACGACAAATTCAGCTATGGCAAGGGCAACAAGTTCATCGAGGCCATGTGGGACAAGATCAAGTTTCAACTGGATTGGCTGCACACCGAACGCGGGCTGGGAATCATCCTGCTGGCACACAGCGAAGCCGTGAAGATCACTCCGCCAGATGCACCATCTTACGAACGCTGGGAGCCGTCCGTCTGTGAGTTCGCCAGGGATCTCCTTTGCGATTGGTGTCAGGAAGTTTTCTTCGGATCGTTCCGGACTTACGCAGTCAAAGAAGACACCGGATTTAATCGCACTCGAAACATCGCGGCGGGTGGCAGCGAGCGTTTCGTTAGGACTCAGCCAACGGCGGGAGTCCGTGCCAAGAACCGTTTGAACATGCCGGAAGAAATGGTTGAGTTTTCGTTTGAGAAGTATGCAGAGTTTTTTGTCCCGAGTGAAGTTTTGAAAGGTAATTGAGATGGCTGATTTAGGTGGTTACGACGCATCGCAAGTGAAGGACAGCGAGTTTGAGGCTCTGCCTGCGGGCGAGTATCGGGCTGTCATGACTGAAAGCGAACGCAAGAAAACGAAGGACGGGGCGAGCGAGTTGTTGCAGGTCAAGCTGCAGATCGTCGACGGGCCGTTTAAGAATCGAACCGTGATTGATCGCTTCAACCTTTGGAACAAGAATCCAGAGGCAACGACGATTGCTCAGCAGCAGTTCAAGAAGGTTTGCGAGGCTCTTAACATTCCGAAGCCTCCGGACTCTTCAGCCCTGCACATGAAGCCGCTGATGATAAAACTGGCCGTTAAGGAATACAACGGCAGCAATCAGAACGAAGTGAAGGGCTACAAAGCCTGTTTGCCTCAATCGTCATCTGCTCCTGCGGAAAAGACAGCGACCGCAGCCACAAAGCCTGGCGGTTGGTAATTCTTCATTCACAAAAACAAAAGGCGTGGAGGCAATCCTCCGCGCCTTTTTTATCGACGGAGGATGTGGAAATGAGCGAGCGAACAATAGGTGCAGACGGAAACGATGAAAAAAAGCGTTCATCTGAAAAGATGGTTGACTATTTGATCGTGTTGCGAGCGACATTAAATCTTGATCAAGCAGCAGATATGGAAGATTGCGATGAGGTAATCATCAGACATCAGGGTAAGCATTTTTCTGTTCGAGCCGATGTAAAGTTAGCAGAGGTGATTCAGTGAAAGGGAAAACCAGAGAATCACGGTACGCATCCAAAGTTGATTGTCCTGTCGGTGATGTTGTGTTCGGAGGTTTTGCTGCGAGTCCGATGGGAGCCATTCGACAAACGCCAGAGCAGGCCAAAGAGGCTGACGAGTTCTGGCGCAAGGCGAACGAGGCGAGAGCGAAGGCGTCAGCCAAACTAAGAGAAGAAATTGCAGGAAGTTGGCTGGAAAACTCAGAGAAAATCTTACAGGAGGCAATTGAACGTGTTCAGCGAACTAAAAGCCAGATGGCTGAAGAAGACCGGGGAGCCAATGCCAGCGGAGATTCTGCGACTACCGCTCAAAAAGATCTGCAAAGCCGTGTTGTTGGTTGAGGCCGGTGTCACGGTTGTGGTCCCAAAAGAGACGGCACCAGTTTTTAGTGATGGCGTTGATTCAATAACAGAGTGGGATTCGCATAAGGAGTTTTGAATGCTGTCCCCTCGATGGTATCAGTCACAAGCCAACGAAGCCGTCTGGAAGTATCTCAATGAGAAGTCCGGAAACTGCGTTGCAGTTCTTCCCACCGGAGCAGGAAAGAGCCTCTTGATTGCACTGCTGATTCAGCAGGCTCTTGAGTTCGGCGGGCGTGTTGTCGTGTTGGCTCACCGAAAAGAGTTGCTGCAGCAGAACGCCGACGAGATCAGGGGGTTGATTCCCGGCGTTGATGTCGGGATCTATTCAGCGGGATTGAAGTCAAAAGAGATCCATAACGCTGTGGTTGTCGCTGGCATCCAGTCCGTGTTCCGCAAGGCTGACGATCTTGGCAGGCGGCACCTTGTGATTGTTGATGAAGCTCACCTCATTAGCGATCTCGAAGAATCAATGTATGGCCAATTCCTTACGGCCATGAAGGCCAACGAAGGACTCCGCATTGTGGGCCTGACCGCGACGCCATTCAGAACCGGGGCCGGTCCAATCTGCGGACCTGACCGACAGTTTCAGCGGATCGTTTTTGAGGCAAAGACCGCTCAGCTAATTGCTGAAGGTTTTCTTTGTCCGATCACCAACAAGCCATCGGACCTGAAGATCGACACTGACAAGGTCGGACTTCGCGGTGGTGAGTTCGTCGAATCGGAAATGCAGGCGGTTTTTGATGTCGACGAAAAAGTTCAGGCCGCTTGTGCGGAGATCCTTGAGAAGACACAGGGCAGGCACAGCATTCTGGTGTTTGCGTCTGGGGTTCATCATGCGGAGCAGATCGCTGAGTTGCTTCCTGACTCCGCTGTCGTCACTGGCGAGACGCTGCCAATCGAACGAGCCGAAACGCTGCGGAGATTTGTAGCGGGGGAGCTTCGCTTTTTGGTAAACGTGGACGTGCTGACAACAGGCTTCAACGCCAAGTGCGTCGATGCGATTGCCATCCTTCGCGCAACCATGTCGCCTGGCCTTTTCTGTCAGATGGTCGGTCGCGGGTTGCGTTTGCATGACAGCAAAGCCAACTGCCTACTCTTAGACTTCGGCGGAAACATCGCTCGGCATGGTTCAATCGATGACGAGAACTTCGGGCGGTCGGAAGGCAAAGGGCGAGCGGGTATTGCTGCCGAAAACGGACGCGGCAAGAAATGCCCGTCCTGCGAGCTGGATGTGTCTCCGGCAACAGTCGTCTGCCCTGAGTGCAATTTCATTTTTCCTCGTGAGCGGGAACTGAAGCACGACACTACAGCGGATGAGAGCAGCCAGTTGACAGGCTCAATGCCTCCAGAGGAATGGGAAGTCAAAGACGTTGTCGTCCGGGTCCACACAAAGAAGGATGACGGCGAAGCCCCGCAGACGGTCAGGGTTGATTACGTTTGCACCAAAGAAGGCGAATCCGGAAACCTCGCAAAGATCACAATTGCTGAGTGGACCTGCCCAGGGCATCAAGGGTTTGCACGCTCGAAGTTCTTGGCGTGGTGGGACGCTCGAAGTCTTTGCGATCCACCCGACAGCGCAACGGATGCGGTCGCGTTGATCAACATGGGCGTCTGCCGGAGGCCGGTAAGAATCACGACGAAGAAGGACGGGCGATGGCATCGCATCACGGAGTGCTTTTTTGAGTCGGAGAAGCCGACGGAACTGGCACAGCAGGAAGAGACAAAAGTTTTCAGTGGGGTGGATGATGACTGTCCGTTCTGAAAAGAAGAAAGCAAACGGCGAAGGCACCATCGTGTTGCGAGCCGACGGCAGATGGATGGGACGCCTAAGCGTATTGCGAGACACAGATGGGAAAACACATCGCATAACTGTCTACGGGAAAACTCGCGACCAAGTTGAATGGAAGATTCAAAGCCTTCAGCAGGGACGCGTTCAATCAGCGAAAGAACTCACTGCGCTTGAACGCATTCGACAACTTGAAGAGCGAGTGGCGGAACTTGAGCGAGTTATTTTCGCTGAGGTCTTGCGAGTTGAAAAACCAATTGCGACACGTAACCCTTGGGCGAAGCAATAATGAATGATTACGATCGCGTTCCGCAAGAACTGAAAGACCTAAAGCGATGGATGCTGTGGAACTACAACAGCAAGGGAACAAAGATTCCGCTCAGGCTTGGCGGCGATGCCGGAAGCTCCACAGATCCGTCTGCATGGTGTGCTTTCGATATCGCGGTTGACTCCTCAATCTATTATCAGGGCATCGCCACGGTTATCGCTGAGCCGTACACGGGCGTTGATCTTGACAACTGCCTGACTGAGGACGGCGATTTTCGCGACTGGGCTTTGCCAATCATTGCGAGGCTTGACGGCGTTGCTTACGCGGAAATCTCGCCAAGTAAAACAGGCGTCAAGTTTATTACGAAGGCCCGCAAGCCTGACGGGTTCCGCTGTCTTCACAAGATCAATCCCGGCAAGGACGACAAGCAGCAGATTGAATGCTACGACCATGATCGATTCTGGACGATCACGGGCGATGTCTACAACGGCAATGATGAGATTGGTGATGGGCAGGCCGTTATTGACTGGCTGTGCAAAACTTACCTGAGCGGAGAGCAGGAGAAGAAAGGGACCGTTAAGCATGAGCCAGCGCCGCCAAGGATTGAAGCCGAATCGCTGATGCAACGCGGGGCGAAATATGTTGAAAAAGTTCCGGGTGAAGCGAAAGGAAATCTGAGAAACGCAGCGTTTTCTCTGGCCGGTCATCTTCATTCGATGAAAGATGAGTTTCACGCTCGTTTGACCGATGACGAGGTTTACCAGTTGCTCTGCGATTGGAATCAGAAAAACAATCCACCACTTCGAGACAGCGAACTGAGAGAGGCATCCGTCAACGGACGCAAGAACGGAACTCCGCGCGAAGACAAGCCGCCAATGGCTTTGATTCAGCAGTCACATTCTCACGTCGATCTAAGTTTGATCCTGAACACTCGGGAGGCCGCAAAGACGACATTGGAGCCATTTCCGATTGACTGCCAATCGCTGCCGGGATTCCTCGGGGATTTGATCCGATACAATTTATCGACTGCTCATTACCCTCTTCCAGAAGTCGCGATGGGCGCGGCGTTATCGCTCCTATCGACGCTGACCGGCGGCAAGGTATCGGATCGCGGAGCGAGAACCAATCTGATGATTATCAGCCTAGCTCTTTCGGGAGCTGGGAAGGATCACGGGCGGAAGCTCAACCGCAAGATCCTGAGATTGTGCGGTGGTGATCGGATGATCGGGCCAGAACGGATTGGAAGTCATGCCGGGATTCTGTCCGCATTATCAGAACAATGGAACATGCTTTTCCAAGTGGATGAGATCCATCATCTGGCAATGGCAATGCAGGACCGATCAAGTCCGCATCTAGTCCAGATCGCAAGCGTGCTGATGCAGGTGTTTTCATCCGCTGACGACATCTGGACCGGCGACGCTTACGGTGATCGGGCGAAGGTAAAAACTCTGCACTATCCTCATCTTGTTTTGCACGGGACTGCAGTTCCTCAAGATTTTTGGGAATCGATGACCGAGAAGAACTTGACCGGCGGGCTGATTGGCCGCTGCCTGATCTTTGAGTCTTCGAAGTATGTGGATTATCAAGATCCATCCAATGAGCCGATCCCCCAGTCAATAATCGATCAGGCGGCATGGTGGCTGCAATTGAGGACATCGGCAGGAAATCTTGCGGACAATGCTGATGGATCGTCTCCAATCTGCATCCAGAGAGACGAAGCGGCTCACACAAGGCTGCACGAACATGCCGTAAAGATTTCCAAGCGGAGAATGACAGAGGAGCCAATTACAGCAGCCATCTGGTCTAGGGCGGCGGAAAAGACAGTAAAGCTCGCAATGCTGTTCGCCTGCTCCCGCGCGTCGGGTCAGTATGTTCCAACGATCCAAGCGGAAGATGCCGAACTTGCAATCCGCCTCAACAACTGGATCACGCGCAAAATCCTCCAGCAGGCCGATAGGCACGTTTCAGGCAGTCCGTTCGGTCAAATGGTCAATGAGATGAGAACGCTGCTCAGATCGCGTCCAGGGGAATGGACGATGACGGAGATCACCAGGAAGACTCAGAAGCTCAAGCCAAGAGACAGGGGGGACATCTTAGCGACGCTGATTCAAGGTGGATGTGTTCAGCAGGGAGAAAGAGAATCAAGCGGCGGGAGGATGGCAATAACCTTTGCTGCGATTGAGTAAAAAGAATTGACAAATAGAAACAATTGAAATAACATGGGGGAACCTTTTGAAAGGAGGTTTCTATGCAAATTGAAGTCAGTGAGATCCGGCGCGATGTTCCTGTTGCAGGAAACAAATCAGGAGCCTATGGGGACTTCAGGGAAGAGACAGCAGGAAGGCCGAAAGAGCTGCTGAGATATCAAGTCGAGCAAATGAAATGCGGCGAATCAATTGTTTGTAAAAACATTGCCAGCATGGAGGAAAGGAAGTTTTTTTGGAGGGTTAACGCATCCGCAAGAAACGCGGCGAAGACTGGAGGCTTCAAAGTTACAGTTAGAAAAACCGGAGACAATGAGATTACTGTTTGGCGAGTCTTGTGAATTTCAAACAGGTGTACAAAGAGCCGTTTCGGACACCCGAAACGGCTCTTTTTGTTTAAGCACGAAGTTGAATGAAGTTTGGCCAAAAAAGGACTTCGTTAAACTTCTTTCTTGAGAGTTCAAGGCGTAGTAATAATTAAGTCATAGCAAATGTACACTACGCAAAACCCTATAAAATAGGGGGAAAATTCTTTTAGCGCTTATAAAAGACACTCTTTAAGAGACTTCTTTCTACGTTTCAAGGGGGGGGCACCCTGTTGGGTTTTACTCCATCGAAAACCCCAGTGTTTTCAATATGTCTCTTTCCTGCCCTCGTATTGAAAGAAGAAAGAAGGGTCGGCGGCAAGTGTACAGAAGATCGCAATTGAAAAGTAACTGTTGACTTCCCGCAATAAACCTATTAGCGTTTGTCTATGAAAAAGAAAGCCTCAAAAGGTCGCCCGAAACATCCCGCAGGAATGCGAGCCAAGGTCATGTCGCTGTGGATCAGCCCGAAGCGTGAAAAGAAGATCAAGGCCCGTGCGAAGCGGCAAGGCGTCAGCGTGTCGGAGGCAATTGGCAGGCTGATTGATGGTGCTGAAGACTAGAGAAGTGGAACATCCGCTGCTCATGGTTGAACAGAGGAAATTGCATCCGCTGTTGGTGGTGATCTCAGAAAACACAGGAGTTATTGTGGTCGACAACAACGAAAAATCTGAACAGTCTTCACCGTATTTCAGCGATGGAAGTTGCGTGATTTACAACGGGGACTGCGCGGATGTTCTCATGTCGATTCCAGACAACTCGATCGATGCCGTAGTCACCGATCCGCCGTATGGCCTTTCGTTCATGGGGAAACGCTGGGATTACGACGTTCCGAGCGTTGACGTGTGGGTTCAGTGTTTGCGAGTTCTGAAGCCTGGCGGGCATTTGCTCGCATTTGCTGGAACGCGGACACAGCACAGAATGGCAGTCAGAATCGAGGATGCCGGGTTCGAAATCCGAGACATGATTGCGTGGGTTTACGGGTCTGGTTTTCCGAAGTCTATGGATGTGTCAAAGGCGATCGACAAAGCGGCTGGAGCGGAAAGGAGCGTTGTCGGGGAAGGCACGAAGTTTGGTGCTGGAAGTATGCGAAACAGGTCGCGGGTCGAAAATGGTTACAGGCCAACTGAGATCAATCCAGATGGCGGCGCGTCGGCCATCACAGAACCGTCTACCGATGCAGCAAAGCAATGGGATGGATGGGGAACGGCATTGAAGCCAGCACTTGAGCCGATCACGATGGCACGAAAGCCGATTCCGGGGACCGTGGCAGACAACGTACAGAAGCATGGAACGGGGGCCTTGAATATCAAGGCGTCAAGAATTGATCCGGGAACTCAGGTTCCCGGTGGTGGCCTAAAAGGCGGTGCGTCCTCGCGAAACGAGGGATGGCAGCGTCCATCGCATGAGACCGGACTTGCTACGGAGTCACACAGTGCAGGCCGATGGCCAGCAAACCTGATCCACGACGGAAGCGAAGAGGTTGTCAGCCAGTTTCCTGAGACGACGAGCGGAGCAAACCCGACGCGGCGGTCATCAGCTAAATTCAAGAACGCTTACAGTGAGTTTGCCGGTCAGGAATCATGTGAGCAACATCGTGGGGCTGACTCCGGGAATGCCTCACGGTTTTTCTATACGGCAAAGGCGGACAGTAGTGAGCGGCGAGGCTCAAAGCATCCGACCGTCAAGCCGCTGGATCTGATGCGGTATTTGGTTCGGCTTGTGTGTCCAATTGGGTCCATCGTTCTCGATCCGTTCATGGGGTCTGGAACAACGATTGAGGCGGCAAGGTTGGAGAATTGCAAGTCGATCGGGATCGAGCGGGAAACGCAGTATTGCAGCGATGCAATCAAGCGGATTCGGCAACAGGTTATGTTCGTAGGGTGAGCAGCGGAACTTGTATTCGATAGTCTTTTGTGGAGCGATAATCATGAGCAGTTGGTGCAATAATGAATACGAACATCGTCGCGATGCTCAAAGAGATTTTGAGCGAGGTCGAGTAAACCGAGACTGCTACGATCGGCACTCGTTTGACCGCTGCAAAGAGGTCTACACCAAGGAATACGACCGCTGTAAGCAAGATGAGGAACGTCGGCAGGAACAGCGACAATATCAGGAGGAACGGGAACAACGACGGATCGATCAATTGGCCGCAGAACGTCGCCAGCAGGACTTGGAATACGAGATGCACCAAGCCGACCTCAGAGCACAGTGGGAAGAGGCTGAGCAGGCGGCTGAAGAAACTGGTATTTGAACAGCGGAATTCCGTTCCGATAACAGGTGAACCATGACAGTCGAAGAAAGAAAAATGATGCGTTCAGACAGCCGCTGGAAAGCAGAATTGCTGAATCTGTACCGGTCAGCGGAGAGGCTTCGCGAGGAAATTCCGGACCAAGCAAGCGTCGAATATCAAACTGGTATCATGATGGCCTGCGCGGCAATCTGGCATCGTGTTACGGGCGAGGCGTTGGTGTGAGCATCGGTTGAGCGTTCCGCTGTTGGTGGGAAAGAACAATGGTTGAAGAGAAATTTGTCGTGATGCTTCGAATGGACGCGGAACGTCAGGTATGGCTTGGATACAACACGTTCGGGAATCTCGGGACAACTGACTTCGGGTATGCGTTTCGGTATGACACGAGAACACAAGCCGTCAACGCATTGAAGAAAGCTCGAAGGCTAAAATCATGGCCTGATGCTGTTGTCCGCAGCACTCTCGAACAGGTTGCTAAGTGTGAGTAAACGCGGTTCGTGGTTCCTCTGTTACTTTCAAAATCTTTCCCGAATTGCGTAATTGTGTCTAGACACAAGTGCCGACGTAAGTAATACTGCACTCAGTCGAAGGCAACACAAAACACGAGCAAGGGAAAGAACGATGAAACTTTCAATCGGAACAACAGTTGAAGCCTGCGGAAAGAAGTTTGTTGTTGTTGCGTGTGGCAACGGTCGCTACACGGTTTCAATTAACGGCTCACGCTGGACGATGCCTTGCAGTGAAGCTCACGACGACATCAAGAGCGGAAAAGCAATAATCGTTTTAGGGGGTGCAAAATGATCGAGGCTGACAATCACGTTGCTGATGCCTTGGCAAGGTTCCGCAACGTCCCGGAAAGCGACTGGATGACGCTGGATGTGGCGTTGAATATCGTTGCAGATAGACGCGGCAACGTGTATGAGTGGGACCATGATTTAATGCACGCTGCGGAGATCATTGCAAAACATCTGTCCGACCATATTGACCGAGCCAAGAGCGACGGCAACGGCGTTGAGCGAACGCGGCTAAAGGTTAAGGGATGCCGCGTAAAAACACGAGACGACGGTCTACTGTCTGTCACGGGTCCGGGAGAGTTGCGAAACGACGCAATGGAAAAGGCTGTTGCTATTGGGTACAGGCTTCTAAGTAGTGGTCCGGCACCGGCTCGCAATGGATTTCCTGAACTGAAAGCCGGTGCGTTTCAGTTTGTTTGTTTTCGGCCTGAAATAGTGGAAGGAAATCATAAGTGACTGACAAAACAAAAACAGGCCGTCCAGCCCCGCTCGGCCGAAAGGTTCCTGTCGGAATTCGGCTGACTCCAGATGTGTTGGAGTTCTGCAAACAGCATCCGGACGGGTTCACCGTCCTCGAAGATTCGGTGCGAAAGTCAAAGGCGTTTCGGGACTGGCTGAAGGCTCAAAAGTAACAGCGGTCTGGTACTCCGATCGGCGCTGGAAGTGTCAACGCCGATCAAAATTGACACATTTTGACACATGGGGAAATCATGGGATTTCATGGATGCCCAATCGAACCGAGCGACTGGAGTGACGGGCCGGACTACAGCGAAGATGACCTGTGCCCCGACTGTGATAATGGTCGAGTCAATCGTGAGGCAATGACGATCGACGGGATTGATTACCCTGCGATCGTCGACCAGAAGTGCGAAACCTGCGACGGTCAGGGGTTTCGTGAGCCATATGAGCCTGATTATCTGGACCTGTACTGAGATGCGGAGAAAAGTACGATGAAGGCACAGCCAATGAAAATCACTGCCGAGGGCTACTCGCCCTGTGAACCATCCGAGGCGACTCACGTCAGGCTGCACATGCCGGGACCGTTGGAGAATCGAATAATTCCTGTCATGATCGGCGGCACCAGAGCCGGTACGCCGAACTGGACATGGAACGGGAGTGTGGACAGTCCGACGCTGAAGCCGAGCATTCTCACCAAAGGCGGCGGGCGGAAGTATCTGGAGTCAGGCGAGTATGTTGAGCACGTCTGCCATTCGTTCGTGAATGATGGGAAGGTGCAATTCCTCAGTGATTGCACACATGAGTTTGCCGGCCAGACACTGGACCTGCTCGAAGTGGATTGAATTCAACAGAGGAGTGACGCTACCTCTGTTCTTTCTGGAGTGAAAAAATGCAAGTCACGCGAAGTGTACCAGCCGAAAAGCTAGGTCAGTTTCATGAGATACTGTGTGCGACCGGCGGGCGGTATGTGCGGAACCCGCTTCGCTTCGGTGCGATGGTAGAGGTTTGTTTTGAGCCAGGTGATTATGACGAAATGCAAAAACGTTGGGATCGCGTAACGGTCGATGTAAAGGAGGTTCGCCGCGATCAGCTTTGGCGGCGAGTTTTCAGGCGGTTTGGTATATCTGTTTGAGGATCGGAATAACTGTCCGCGTTTACTAACGCTTGCAATAACCGGGTTGCCGGTGAAAGGTTTTGATCATGGAAAACGCATCGTCGGCAACTCCGGTTGATTGCATTGCTAGCCTGTGCTGCTATTCGTGGGAGAATGGAACGTTTGTGTTGCTGCGAACAAAGACGTGGCAGAAGTTGCGCAACGGATGGTTTAAGGCAGAGTTGACGGATGGAACCGAAGTGAGCCACATGGGAATGAGGAAATGGCGCAAGAATGCAGGTGATGCGTTGGAAGATCTCGTAAGGAGGGTTTGCTGGCGTGCGTGTAACAGAGACGGGAATAGAAAAGTTGAGGCAGATTCAGAGCAAAAAGCAAAGTTGATCGCACTTGGAAAACTGCTTGAATCATCAGGCTAACAGCGGACTAACCATAGCTCTGTTCAAATTGCATTGACATTTGGCCGCGTTCCTGGCATGATGTCTCTACCGCTGGTGTTATGACGACTCTTGACTGTTCCGCGCACAGGTTTTGCGCGTTCGCAGCGTCATGGAGCGTCGTAAATGTCAGCGAATACTAAAGCTTGGTGGCAGTCCAAAACAATTTGGATTAACGCAATCACCGCTGCGACCGCGACGCTGACCGTGCTCGGTGGTCAGCAAATTGTCACAGATCACCCTGCAATCGCTGCCGGTCTTGTGGCTGCTCTGGGCGGGCTAAACATCGCCCTGCGAATCATCACCGTGCTGCCGATCGGCGGTGAGTGATGGCCAAAAAAGCCCCCGCAAAGAAGGCACCAGCAAAGCGAAAGCCAGCGGCCAAGAAAGCCCCTGCCATCGCTGTCGCGCCATCGAAGTCAATCGCGTGGCGGCCTTGGCTAGTCAGTGGGGCCAAGGCTGTCGCGTTGATTGTTTGTGGTGCAGTGGCTGGCGTTTATGCGGCGGGCGGCATTCCAATTGGGCCGGGGCCAGTTGTCTACACAGACTCGCTCGCACAATCGCACACAAACGATCGAGCCAGTCAGATCCGCATTCTCCGCGAGTATGCTGGCAAGACCTTCTCCGGCGATGCAGATGCCCAAAAATGGCTGAACGAGCAGAGAATTGCGGCTCGGCCTACAGATTGGATTCCCTACACCGACGAGCTGGGCTTTGCGGCTGATGCTGGTGTTGATGCGGTCAAGGCGTTTGCCGATAAGCTGGAGGGCAAGCGATGAGCGGACACATCGGCGGCTGGTTGCACGACGAAGAAGACAAAGACTTTCTCGACGCATTGCCGGATGAGACAGCGGTTCTCGCCATGCGTGGCACATACAACGAAGTCAGGATTGACCCGCGCAAGGTCATGAAGATTGAGAATCAAGGCTCGGTCGGATCATGTCAGGGGCACGACCTCTCCTCCTGCGTCGAACTTTGTTACTACATTGCAACCAGCGATGTGGCACGACAGCTCAGCAGGGCTTATGCCTACTACGAAACGCAACGAATTGACGGCATCAACGGCGATCGCGGCAGCACGATCAGCGGCGGGATCAAGCTGGCAACGACCAAGGGAATCCCCCGGGAAGAGCTGTGGAAGTATTCAGGCAGGTACGACAACCGCAGGCCGACGAATTGGGCCGAAATCGAATCAGATGCTGCTCAACATAAGATCGGCCAGTCGTATCGAATGACCTCCTACGATGGGGTCAGGACGTTCCTCGGCAGCGGTCAGGGCGGCATCAGCATCGGCATTTCATGGAGCGGTGAGGTTGATCGCCCGATTGTAAACTCATTCTCTGGAACTGGTGGCGGCGGTCATGCGATCGCGTTGCTGGCGTTATCTGAGCGGCTGGATACAGCAGGCAAGCCCTATGTGTGGATGCTCAACAGTTGGGGTGCAGGCTGGGGCAACAAAGGCTGGGCGGAGTGGTCCGCAAACGCAGTCGAGCAAATGTTGCGGCACAGATACACGGCCTGCTTTGGGCTGTCTGACATGCCAAACGTTAAGCCGCGAGAATTCAGCCTGGACGAATGGCAGAAAGGATTGCGAGTATGAAAAATCTGATCTGGTTCGTGCTGTGTTTTATTGGATGCTCCGAAGCTGCGACCGAGCTGACCACATGGCAGAAATCGATGCGCGATGGCAGCGTTGAGGCTGTCGAAGTTGCGAAGGCTGTCGAAGAAAAAACCGATGCTGCTGTGGTCATTCTGAAAGAAAACACGGCAGCATTGGAACGGATAGAAACAAAACTGGAAGCGTCCTTGTCAGTTCCGGAGCCTAACGGTGAGGAGGTGATCAAGTCTGCCCCTGAGTCCCCGGCAAAAGCGAACGACACCCCAAATCCTCTCAAGGTCGCTACGCCGGGGACTTCTTCTCGTGTTGCATCGGACGGGACTCGTCTCAAATGGGATGTGCAGGGCAACTGGAATCCCACAATCCTTGAGACATCAGCACATCTGACAAGCGATCACGGCATTAACACGAATGGCATGACTCACCAAGAGATGGCCGACATCCATGCGTCAATTCACGATGGCAAACAGATTCCAGTTTCAGCAGTCAGGGTTAAAAATGCGGGTGCGGTTTCGAATTGCCCTGGCGGAGTCTGCCCAACAAACACTAGACAGCGGCGTGGATTGTTCGGAGGCTTGTTTCGATGAGCTTCATTAAGCCGGTCGACTTGAGGCATCTAAACATCCGCGAGGCAATCCAAGCGGTAATCAGCGGACGTATCGAGCGAATTGAATGGTCAGAGACGGTCAATTTGAGGCTGAAGCATGATGGCGAACAGGCAGTGTTGACAGTGACAGATGGGACGGTTGAGATTGATATTCCGGGGCCGATAAGTCCGGATGTGTTGCGTGTGACAGCTTACGAGGATCATGCTCTGGTGGATCTGAGGTTGAGCCAGGTGAGGATCAATTACTGATGAGCCGCGATGACACAATCATGACCAGCCTGCTCTACGAGCGAGCCGCGCAATGTGGATCATGGGCAGGGGATCTGGCCGTCAGTAAAGAGGGTGAGACAATCGACTTTTACGGTCGGCGGATGTTGAGACTGGAAAAGAAAAAGCGGATCAAATCGACGGACACAGACGAGGAAATTGCAAGGGCGATAACTCCAGTCATGGCGTGGCTGTTCTGGCAGATCGCTCCGGAGCTTCTCATGTGGATTGTCGCAGCGATCAGAAAACGAATTTGGCAACAGGAGCCGCAGCGGTGAATATCTCGGCAGAGGTTATCTTGGGAGTGATCACAGCACTCGGTGCGGTCCTAAGTGGGGCTGTCGGAAAGATGTGGATTTGGTTTACTGCTGAACTTCGCGAGTGCAAAGACGACCGCAAATCGCTCAATGATCGGGTAGAGCAGATGCACCAAAATATCGCTGAAATCAGCACAACAGTAGGACGGCTTGAAGGCCGATTGAGTGACGACAAATGACGGCGGTTATCAATGTTGTGGCATTTTTGTTGTCAATGATTTGGGACGCGACGGGCGGGCTGGTTTATAGCCTGTGGAAACAGTTGCAGTAAACGCGGATCTGTTGATCCGCTGTTGATTTTTGGGGAAGTGGAAGAATGACAAACGCAGAGCTAAAAGCACTGATCGAATCCGATGCGGAAGCCCTCGGTCACTTCCTTGCGTCTCGTGATCAGCTATGTGCCGAGCGATGCTCTCTGATCGCCCCCACGATTCGTGTTCCAGTCCCCGCTGCGAATATCCAGTATGACGCATCGGTCAATGGAGTGTGGGCCAAGATCACGATCGCCCGCGAGTCAGCGGATACACCTGACGAGATCAAAGGCGTGTGCATCACGTTTCTCGACTGGATTAAATCAGGCAGGCCGATTGATTTTGACATGCCCGAAGTCGTGGGGATGCTGGCCGGTCTGGTTGCGGTCGGCTTGGTGACATCGCAGCAGGCAATTGATATGGACGCACGGGCCACGGTTGCTCAAGTCATCACATCAAATCAGGTCTCAGCCTGTAGGAGCTAACGAATGGCACTGCCAGATTTTTTCAAGGTGTCAACAGGCACCGCCAAGACGATCAAAAACAGCAGCGGTGATGCAGCGATTACACTAGCAAGCCTCGCCAACGGCAACGGCACGAGTGCAGGCGGTCGGCAAGCCGTGACGCTGGATCTGGGCACTAAGTGGGCACAATGCTGGCGAGTCAATGCGGCATTTGAACTGGCCGCAACACCCACAGCAGGCAACGCGATCAATCTGTTTGGAGCATGGCAAGACGCGACAGGAGCAGGCGATGGCAGTACAAGCGGCACTGATGCAGCCTACACGGGCTATTCCAACAACATTGATGCAGCGACGAAACAATTGGAGTTTTTGGGTGCTCACATTTGCACGGCACAAGCGACATCGACAGTCCAAAAATCGCTGGTGGGTATCATTTTTCCGAAGGGCCGATACTTGAATTTGGTCGTCGATAATCGCAGCGGTGCGGCGTTTCACAACACCGACACGAATCAAGTGATCACACTGACTCCGCTTGAAGAATCTATTGAGGACACCGTCTGATGATTCTTCCCGGATCATACGCCAACGGTTTCGCACCACGCGATGGACAGCCACTCTATCCTGAGTTGTGGCGTGGTTGCGTTGGTGCATGGGCACCCTGCTTGGGGCCGACTGGGCTAACGCTGCGAGATTGGTCAGGATTTGCAAATCACGGCACGCTGACAAACATGGATGCTGGTAGTGATTGGGTTTCAAGCACAAAATGTATTGCGTTAGATTTCGACGGGACCAACGATTTTGTCGATTGTGGAACACGAGTAACAGCAGCGGTGTCAGATGTTGTTTCCGTCTCAATGTGGGTAAGAGTTCGCAGCCGAGCATCGTTGCAATACCTTTTTGCAAACGTCAACGTAGCTGGGAACAGTTGTAATTTCGGCCTGATTTTCGGGCTAACAGCCAACAAGCTTGGTTGGACCCAATCCGCAGCTTCACAAGACGCGGTTAGTTCCGGATCAATAACCGATGGTGAATGGCATCACGTTTGCGCTACGCGGGGCGGAACAACAGGTGCGTGGCGGATCGGCTTGTACATTGACGGGAGCGGAGTTGTAACGACAACAACGGTCAATCCAGGATCATCCGCCGATGCCTTAGCAATTGGGCGTGCGGGCTCATTCAATGGGCTTTACAGCAATGTCATTGTGGGTGATGCAAGATTGTATAACCGCGAAATCGCTCACAAAGAAGTTTTGCTTTTGGCTTTAAATCCTTCAGCCGCATACATGGTTGCACCGCGTCGCAGGGCATCGTCTGCAGTCCAGTTCAATCGTCGTCGTCGCCTACTTATTGGAGCATCATCATAATGTGGGCTAAGCAAAGCACAGCAGCGACGTTGATCGTTGGACCGATTCTCGATTCAGCCGGGGCGGAATACACGTCTGCGGTGATCGGGGATCTGTCATTGTCAAAGAACGGTGGCACGCTTACGGCGATGGCATCAGCGGCAGAACTGACGCACATTGCAAACGGCCAGTACACGTTGGTGATGACGACGGGCAATCTGGACACGCTCGGACGGTTGCAGATCACCTGCAACAAAGCAACGTATCAGATGCCGGAAGTGCGGCTGATGGTTGTGCCTGCGATGGTGTTCGACAGTATCATTTTGGGAACGGATGTGCTGACGGCTGATGTGACGCAAATCGGAGGCGACACCCAATCAGCCACCGACCTGAAAGACTTCGCAGACGCTGGGTATGATCCGGCGACGAACAAGCTGACAGGAGCAGTGGAACTGGACTCCGCTGCTACTGCCGCACTGGTTGACCTGATCTGGGACGAGCCATTAACAGGAGCCACGCATAATGTCGCAACGTCATCTGGTAAACGGCTGCGTCAGTCAACAGCATTTCAGCAAATCGACTCGACTGTCATTGATGCGTCTGCGACCACAACTACGTTTGTTACTGGACTGACTTCAGCCGTCGATGATTTTTATAATGATTCGATGCTCGTATTCACCGATGGGGCACTGGCCGGACAGGTCCGTGCAATTTCCGACTATGTGGGAGCCACAAAGACGATTATCCTAGAGGAGGCATTGACATCGGCTCCGGTCAATGGAGTGGCGTTTACTATCGTGTCGCTGCATATTCATCCGGTGAGTCAGATTCAGAGTGGGCTGGCGACGAGTGCTGCATTGGCCGCAGCTAAAACTATTTTAGACAAGGTTGATACCGGGCTGGTTCTAGACGGTGCTGTCTACCAGTTTACTGCGAACATGCTGGAGTTGGGGCCGAGTGGATCATCAGTGGTCACGGTATTGCCAGCGACTGGCATTGTTGCAGATCGATCGGCCGGAGTGACATTGACGCCGGTGGTGGGGGAAACAATTAGCCAGTCAATCACGCTATACCGCACTGATGGTACGACGCCGGTCAGTTTAAGCGGAAAGACATTGGCCATTGTGTTCGAAACACTGGCTGGCGTTGATGTGGCTACCGTTGCAAGTGGCAATATCACAATCAGTGGTGCAAGTAGTAATGTGGTCACCTTTGCATATCCATCAGCAGTTACGGCGAGCGAGCGAACATTGCGGTTTGCGATCAGGGATGCAGCAGCCCCATTAACCATGTACCTTCAGGGTGTGTGCAGTGTGGTGGCAGCGCCAAAGGTTGATGCCTGATGTTAAGGCTGTGCCCATGTGGTGCTGTGCTGGAGGCAAGGCACAGAGAGTGCGAACGGTGTGGACGTGGCAAGCAAAGGGCATCAATCAGCACCACAGAGGCAGGGTATGATGGAGCATGGAAGCGGTTGAGTGTGCGGTTTCGACAGGAGAATCCATTGTGTGAAGAATGCAAAAAGCGGGGCATCGCTACAGAGGCACAGGAGGTTCACCACGTCATTCCGATTGCAGAGGCTCCTTGGCTACGACTTGAATGGAACAATCTCATGGCGTTGTGCGTGGCGTGTCACAGGGCATTAGAGCAGGCTAGGCGTGACGGGCGGTGACAGGCCGGGGGGCGGTTGGAATGTGGGGGGCGGCCGGTCGTCGAT